GTTCCCACTTACAGGTTCGGCAGAGATCACTCTTTCCCCGGATACCGTCAACGTTCTTTCGGCGGTAATCCGAGACAACACGCAAAGTCCTTCAGTCGATATCACAATTGACAGGATTAGCCGTGAAGAGTACCTAAATCTCCCGAATAAACAGACGGGCGCCAGGCCGGCACAGTACTATGTGCAGCGGGCCAACGTGTTTAAGGTGTTTTTGTATCCTCGTCCAAATTCAGCGTACACCTTCGTGTATTACCGCATTCGTCGTATTCAGGATGCCGGGGACTACACAAATACGGGAGATGTTAACTTCCGATTCCTTCCTTGCCTGGCATCGGGGCTGGCCTACATGCTGTCATTAAAGTTTGCTGCTGATCGCACTGCAGCATTAAAACAGATCTATGAAGAGGACTTTACAAGGGCTGCGCTAGAGGACAGGGATACGGCAAGTGTCTTCTTTATCCCTGATGTAGGAGCATGAGGTGGCTTACGCAACAGGTAAGTTCTCCTTTGGGCTGTGTGACTACTGCGGGCAACGGTACCCGTATAACGTCCTAAGAAAAAACTGGCGTGGGTTTAAGGTTTGCCCGGAGGACTACGAGCCTAAAGAGCCGCAGTTAGAGCCTCTTAAGTATAAAGGAGATGCGATAGCTCTCCTGGAGCCCCGGCCAGATCGACTAGAACCTGTAGATGTTTATGTTGGACAGCCTGGCTACACCTATTTCCAAAGTATTGGTAGTGCGAATAATACGATTAACATGACGCCCTACCCAGGACAGACGAGCGTCCAGGGGGTAGGCGGAGTAGGGACAGTTACTGTTTTAGCCTCGGCTGTAGTCTCCCTCAGTGGGATATCAGCCACCGCTCAAATTGGAGCGGCCTTAGCGTCTGGTAACTCAGTTATTATTGCGTTTTCGGAAAGCGCCTTTGGAGTAGGGGCAGTAGGATCTGTTTCAGTTAAAGGAGGTTCTTCAGTTTCTGTAGCAGGCGTTTCCGGAACAGGATCAGTAAGCCCTGTGTCGATTTCCTTGGTGGCTCCCGTGTCTGTCACTAATGTTTTTGGCTCTGGTAATATAGGTAACGTTGTAATTCCAAACGTTTCGTTTGGTGTTTCTGGCGTTGAGGGATCAGGAGAGATTAACTGCCCATCGGTGACAACATGACATATGACGAATTAGTAACAAATATCCGTAACTACACAGAAGTGGACGCAAACGTGTTCACCAACGCGGTTATTAATACGTTTATCTTGATGACGGAAAATCGCATTCTTCGCGACATTGATTTGGATGTATTTAAGCTAGAAGTCGCTGGCAATTTAACTGTTAACAATAAGTTTTTAACTGCCCCTTCCGATATCTTGACTCATCGATATATGATGATCACTTCAGGAACGAATCAGATATTCTTAGATTTTCGAGACACCTCCTTTATGAAAGAGTACTGGGCAAACGGGGCGCAGACAGGTATTCCTAAGTATTACTCAGTCTGGGACCAAAACACTTTCTATGTAGCCCCCACACCAAACGCTTCCTTTGCCGTAGAGCTTGGTTATATCTACAAACCCGCTCAACTGTCGCCTACCAACACGACAACGTGGGTGAGTATCAACGCTCCTGAGGCGTTGCTTTATGGCTGTTTGGTTCAGGCATACAGCTATACTAAGGGTCCGGAAGCAATGATTTCCTTTTTTAACAATTCCTACAAAGAAGCAATCCAGGGTCTTGGAATTGAACAGCAAGGACGTCGCCGCCGTGACGAATACAGAGACGGAATGATCAGGATTCCGGTTAAATCAGAAAGTCCAGGTCCATGACAAGTGTTCCAAACCTAGAAGGCAAGAAAGTAGCAATAGTGGCGATGGGAAAGAGCCACAGCCAGTTTATTATGGCCAAAACCCATTCGTTTCATTTTGATGAGGTCTGGGCGATTAATGCCATGTCTGGTGTGATTTTCCATGACAGGGTATTTATGATGGATCCGGCCAGTCGGTTTATGGATTCGGATGACGCGGGCAGCCAAACCAATATTATGGCTAAGGTGCTCAAAAACCATGCAGGCCCAATCTACACTTGTGAGCTAGATCCTCGTTGTACGGGACTCGTGGAGTTTCCGTTAGTTGAGGTGATGAATGCCTGTCAGACGGGCTACTTTAACAATACTGTGGCCTATGCTATAGGTTTTGCGATTGCAGCAAAAGTGTCAGAAATACACATGTATGGGGTTGATTTTTCCTACAAAGGCCATGTGCATTTTGCTGAGGCAGGAAGGGCCTGTTGCGAGTTTTTGCTCTCAAAAGCGATTGATAGAGGAATTAAGGTAGGTATTTCGCAAGAATCCTCCCTTTTGGACTCTAACGAGCCGCCACAAAGCAAGCTTTATGGCTACCACAGGTTGGCGGACCCCCTGGTGGTAGGCCTTGAAAACAACGAATTTACCGTCAAAAAGTACTCTGAAATCAAAGACCAAGTGGAGGCGCAAAAGACGGATTTGCTGCCACCAGAAGCCTTGAGGACCTAGATATGTTTGATTTAAAACTTGGGGAAATACATAACCCAATCATTAAAACCAGTGACTTTGGCGGTCTTTCGTGCGAAGATTTAGCTGAGCTTTGCACTGACAAGATTATCGGTGTGGCTGAGAACGCTCCCCCAGCCATCCGAGAGCAGGCAAAGTTCTTCCGGGAGCGCGTTCAAAAAGCAGTTTTTGAATATCTTAAACAAGCAAAAAGGGCCGAAAGGGCTACTTGCATTCAAATTTGCGCTCAAGGCGGCGAGCACGATGCCGCTAATTTACTTAGGAGAGTCTAAATGGCTTTTACCACAACCGTAATGCCCACGTCCTTTAAGGTAGAGATCCTTAAAGCTGTTCACAACTTTTCAACCGGTGGAAACACCTTTAAACTGGCGCTCTACAATAACAGCGCCTCGTTTACGGCTGCAACCACTGCCTACACCACGACCAACGAAGTAGCGGCCTCTGGCTCGTATGCTGCGGGTGGTGGCACATTGTCCAAGGTTACGCCTACTTCAACAGGCACGACCGCAGTTACGGACTTTGCTGACCTATCCTTTACCACGGCCACGATTACTGCATTTGGCGCGTTGATTTATAACGACACCGCTACGGGTAACCCCGCAGTTGCTGTATTGAACTTTGGTGGCGCTAAAACTTCGACGGCTGGTACGTTCACGATTGTGTTCCCGGCTAAGACAGCCACGGGAGCAATTATTCGTATCGCCTAAGGCATCTAGATGGCCCTTGTAATCAAGGACAGGGTCAAAGAGACATCGACCACGACCGGCACCGGCACGCTTACGCTTGCTGGTGCTGCAACTGGTTACCAGTCTTTTGCGGCCATTGGTGACGGAAATACTACCTACTACACCATCGTTGGTGGTACACAGTGGGAAGTAGGCATTGGGACGTACACGTCCTCTGGGACTACGCTTTCCAGGGACACGGTCCTCTCTTCCAGTACCGGCGCAAAGATCGATTTAGCGGCCGGCACTAAGGATGTTTTTGTAACGTACCCATCCGAACGAGCTATCACTGGAGGTGGTGGTGGGATAGGTGCGCTTGTTGTAAATGCAACAACAGCAACAGAAAGCTATACGATTGACACGGGCACTAATGCCCAGTCGGTAGGGCCTGTGACCGTTGCTAGTGGGGTAACGATTACAGTTAGTTCAGGCCAGCGCTGGCTGGTAGTGTGACAACATGTTCGGGTTCTCCCCGTTTGCTAGTGCACCGTTTGCGGACGTTGGCGAATCCATTGTCAATGTCAGCGTCGATGTTACGGGTGTTCAAGGCACGGGTGCAATTGGCACGGTTGCGGTCTCAGGAGCAGCAAATGTACCAGTTACGGGTGTTCAGGCAACAGGGGCAATTGGAACGGTCGCGGTTAGCATATCGGCCGATGTACTTGTCACGGGCGTTCAGGGCACTGGGTTCATTGGCCAAGCAGCCGTTATTGGAGACGCCAATGTTTACCCGACAGGAGTCCAGGGCACGGGCGCCGTTGGCACTGTTGTTGCCCAGGCCGGGGCAGATGTCCCTGTCACTGGAGTCCAGGCGGTTGGAGCTGTCGGAACAGTTGCGGTGTCCGGCTCTGCCAATGTCTACCCAATCGGGGTCTTTGGAACCGGGCAGATTGGAAACGTTGCCGTTTCTGGATCAGCGATTGTTGTTGTGGATGGAGTCTCGGCGACAGGATTCATTGGTCAGGCTGCCGTCACTACCAGCGTTGCTGTGCCCGTCACCGGGGTCCAGGCTTCCGGAGCGGTCGGAACCGTTGCCATTACCGGAACAGCAGTCGTCCCCGTCACCGGGGTCTCCGGTAGCGGTGCTGTTGGGACCGTTGCCGTCTCTGGTGGGGCAAGTGTCTCCGTTACCGGGGTCAGCGCAACAGGATTCATCGGACAAACAACCGAATCAGGAACAGCCGTCGTCCCCGTCGTCGGAGTCCAAGGAACCGGCGCAATCGGTAATGTGGCAACCCAAGCTGGGGCCGTCGTTACAGTCACGGGGGTTCAAGGAACCGGATCGATTGGCCAAACAGCGCAGACCGGATCCGCTTCTGTTGCTGTTATCGGGGTCCAGGGTACTGGGCAGGTTGGTAATGCAGTTGTTATTCAAAGTGCCGTTGTCAATGTTACGGGGGTCCAGGGCACTGGCTTTATTGGTCAGGCAACTGCAAGCATCCCTGTTACGGTTAATGTCACTGGGGTTGGAGCGGTTGGGGCAGTCAACCAAGTCACTGTACAGGCAGGTTCAAACATTCCAGTTACTGGGGTATCGGCCACAGGCAGGGTTGGAAGAGTCACAATTTGGACTACAATTAATGACAATCAGGTCCCCAACTGGCAAAATGTCAATGATTCACAGTCGGGTAGCTGGGTCGTGGTCAATGACTCGCAATCCGATACTTGGGTGCCCATAGCGGCGTAAAGGAATAGTCCATGGCAAGTACTTATAGTGCACTGAAAATTGAGTTGATTGGGAACGGAGAGCAGTCCGGTACCTGGGGCACGACCACGAATACTAACTTAGGCACGGCGATTGAAGAGGCCATTACCGGCCGTGCTGCGGCCAATTTTACCATGGATGCGGACCTTACGCTTGGGTATTCGGACAGTAATGCAGCACAGGTCTTTAGGAACCTGATTCTAAATGTAACTTCTTCGGGATCTTTAACGGTCACCAGGAATCTGATTGTTCCAACTATCGAAAAGCAGTATTTGATAGAAAACAACACTTCCGGGGGACAGAGCATCGTAGTCAAGACCTCGGCTGGAACTGGGGTCACTGTTCCGAATGGCCGAAAGATGCACCTGTATGCTAACGGTACGGACGTGGTGGTGGCCTTTGATTTTGTGAACCTGGCTG